GTCACGCAAAAGCATTTGGTGGGTTGAAGAAGTTGATGCGCAATCGTGTTGAAGCGAGAGACGCTGTAAAACATATTTCTAAGCACGTCGATCACAAACCACTCAGTGATGAAATCGAATCAATCGCAAAAGACAAACCAGATACAGATGTGCGCAATGTTATTAAGCACCATCTGCGTAAAGCTGGCATGAAAAATACACATTTGCTGTAAGGAACTAATATGCCAATCTATATCAATCAGACAAGAGGCAAACTTGTAACTAGAATTGCTGCCAACTCTTCAAACGGTGGCACAGAAACAATTACATTAACAACTGCAAACACCACAGCTGACGAAACCGTAACTGCTATGCATATTAGCAAAGTTTACTGGTCGGGTAATGTCACTATTGGTCGTGGTAATGCTGGCGGAACCTTGCTGTTTAATTTAACAGGTGGCGGTAATTGGGATTTTGATGTTGTTGGTATTACACAAACAGAATTAGCAACTAGCAACGTTGTAATTACCTACGCTAATAATGCTACTGTGTATGTTGAATTGAAAAAACAATCAACACTAGCATAAGGATAAGCAATGAAACTTATTACCGAAACAATCGAAGATCTAGAGATTATTACCGAAGCTAACGAAGCTGGTGGTAAGACTCTTTATATCACTGGTCCATTTCTACAAGCTGAAGTAGTAAATAGAAATGGTCGTAAATATCCTTCAGCTGTAATGGATCGCGAAGTTGCGCGTTACATGAAAGATGCTGTTGGAACTAATCGTGCTTTGGGCGAATTAGGTCATCCTGCTGGTCCTACAATCAATCTAGATCGTGTTTCGCACATGATTGTTGATTTGAAGAAAGACGGAACTAATTATATCGGCAAAGCCAAAATATTAGATACACCTATGGGTAACATCGCTAAGAATTTAATCAATTCTGGTGTTAAACTTGGCGTCTCTTCACGCGGTATGGGATCGTTGAAAGAACGCAACGGTATTAATGAAGTACAAGGTGATTTTTATCTTGCTACTGCCGCAGATATTGGAGCAGATCCTTCAGCTCCAGATGCTTTCGTAAACGGAATCATGGAAGGAGTAGAATGGGTTTGGGACAACGGACTTCTCAAAGCTCAACAGTTAGAGAGTTACAAAGCACAAGTCAACAAAGCTGCTTCTTCCGCAAACAAGAAAAAGCTAGAAGAAACCGTCCTGAAAGTTTGGAACGATTTCCTTCTAAAGATTTGATTTTATAAATAATAAACTAAAGCAATCCACGCAGGAGAGTAAAGATGAGTAATAACGAAAACGAAATCTTGGAAGGCGACGATCTTCTAGAGTTTCAGTCATCGTATGGCGTAGACGCCATGGTGCCTGATCCAGTCGCAACCAAAGATAATTCGCGACCAGCTGACAAGAAGGATGGCAAAGATCCAATGCCTACTCTAAGCAAGTCGGGCATTATCGCCGATATCGTCAAAGCAGCATACGATATGCCAGTTAAGAAATTGGCACAATTCCATGCTGGTATGGCAAATCAAGGCACACTAAAAGCTGGTTCGAAGCAACAAGACCCAATGCCAAAGTTGAATAATCCTGGCGGACTTGGCGAAGATGTTGCTGCTATTTTCCAAGGTGCAAACCTTTCGGAAGAATTCAAAGACAAAGCCACAACTATCTTTGAAGCAGCTGTACATGCTCGCACTATCGAATACAAAGCGCAACTTGACGAACAGTATGAAGCTCAATTAGCTGAAGCTGTAGAAGCAGTTGCTGACGAATTGACCGAGAAAGTAAACAGCTACCTAAACTACGTTGTTGAACAATGGGTCGAAGATAACCAACTTGCTATTGAAAGCGGTCTTCGTACCGAAGTCATGGAAAGTTTCCTCGCTGGTATGCGCGAAGTTTTTGTCGAGCATTACGTCGAGATCCCTGAAGACAAAGTTGATGTCGTTGAGTCTATGGACGCTCGCATCGCTGAGTTGGAAGAAAAGCTGAATGAGCAAATCAACCTGAATTTAGAAATTGCTGAACAAGTAGCGTCTTATCAGGCTGAGCAGGCATTCGCTGAAGTTGCTGAAGGTCTTACCGATACTCAGAAAGATAAACTAGCTACCCTTGCTGAAAGCATTGATGCTGATTCGGTTGAAGAGTTCTCTGAGAAACTAAGCATTATCAAAGAATCCTATCTGTCTGTTAAGAAAGAGTCACAAGCTCAACAGCAGCTTACGGAAGAAGTTGAAGTCGTGCAAGAAGAAACAGCTAAGAAATCTAATGATCCTATGATCAACAAATACGTAGCTGCTATTTCGCGTACAGTCAAGAACTGATTATTATAAATAACTATACCAATTCCTATTTCAAAGGACAGGAGAACAAAGATGTATCTTAACGAAGAAATCCAAACCAAGTGGGCACCAGTTCTAGAACACGCTGATTTGTCACCAATCAAAGACTCACACCGTCGTTCTGTAACTGCTCAGTTGCTAGAAAACACCGAAAAAGCTCTCCGTGAAAACGGTGGCTTCTCACCACGCTCATTGCTAGAAACCAATGCTGCTGGCGGTCCAACCAACTCCATGAACTCGTATTCGCCAAGCGAAATCGACACTTACGATCCAGTTCTAATTTCGTTAGTCCGTCGTGCAATGCCAAACCTAGTTGCCTATGACATCTGCGGCGTCCAGCCAATGACAGGTCCAACTGGCTTGATCTTCGCAATGCGTTCGCACTATGCCAACCAGCAAGGTACAGAAGCTTTCTACAACGAAGCTAATACCGAGTTCGGTGGTACAACTACTGCTGCTGCTAACACCGTCGGTCTAAACGACGTTGGTACAGTTCCAGGCGTCTCAAACAACGCTGGTACAAACACCTATAACTTCACTGGCGGTCTATCAACTGCCCAAGCTGAATCGCTAGGTAACAGCACACAAGCCTTCGCTGAAATGGCTTTCTCGATCGACAAGGTTTCTGTTGTTGCCAAGTCGCGCGCTCTAAAAGCTGACTACTCGATGGAACTTGCTCAAGATCTTAAAGCTATCCACGGTCTTGACGCTGAAACCGAACTAGCCAACATTCTTTCGGCTGAAATTCTTGCTGAAATCAACCGCGAAATCATCCGTACTATCAACGTAACAGCTACAATCGGCGGTACTTCAATCGTATCTCCATTCACTGCTGCTGACGGTGTAACTACTGCTGGTCGTTTCAACCTAGACGTTGACTCTAACGGTCGTTGGTCGGTTGAGAAGTTTAAGGGTCTAATGTTCCAAATCGAGCGCGAAGCTAATGCTATCGCAAAACGTACCCGTCGCGGTAAGGGCAACATGCTAATCTGCTCGTCAGACGTAGCTTCGGCTCTTCAGATGGCTGGCGTACTTGATTACACCCCAGCTCTTAACAGCAACAACCTACAAGTTGATGATACTGGCGCTACTTTCGCTGGCGTTCTAAACGGTCGCATCAAAGTTTACATCGATCCATACACCACTGGTAACTACCTAACTATGGGTTACAAAGGTGCTTCTGCGTTCGATGCTGGTCTATTCTACTGCCCATACGTTCCTCTACAAATGGTTCGTGCGGTTGGTGAAGATACCTTCCAGCCAAAAATCGGCTTCAAGACCGGTTGGTGAAGATACCTTCCAGCCAAAAATCGGCTTCAAGACTCGTTACGGTATCGTAGCTAACCCATTTGCTCAGGGTGAAACTGCTGGTGCTGGCGCACTAGTCGTTGACTCCAACGTTTACTACCGTCGTCTACTCGTAGACAACCTAATGTAATTTTGGTTGATACAAACTCAAAAGCCACCTTCGGGTGGCTTTTTTGTTACCTAAATAATAAGTGCTATATTGGAAACTACTATGAGCGTCGTAAACGAACCTACAAATAAAAACTTTCTTTCGCCGTTAGGGTTTGATTTTAGAATCAAGAAACTCCCAACTACGAACTTCTTTGTTACTCGCACAACAATTCCTGGAATTTCGCTGGGTGTTGTAGAATCGCCTACACCTTTTGTAAAACTACCAATTCCTGGTGATAAGATTGTGTTTAACGATTTACAAGTTACATTTAAGATCGACGAAGATATGAAGAACTACCTTGAGATTTTTAACTGGATGATGGGTTTAGGGTTTCCTGAAAAATTTGACCAATATGCTGTACTAAAAAATAAGGCTAAAGGATCTGGCGATGGCATTTATTCTGATGGTATATTAACAATATTGACTTCTGCTATGAATCCTAATATTGAATTTTCTTTCCGCAATGTATTTCCTTACAGTTTAACTGATGTTGATTTTAATACATCATCTGCTGACGTGGAATATCTAGAAGCAACTGTTGGCTTTAGATATGAGCTGTTTACTATAAACTCCCTTTAATTTTACTAATTCACCATAGTAGCGTATAATATGATGGAGTACTCTCCATCTATGGATATATCATGAAACTTGAAGAAATCTTTGAAATGGGGGCTAAAGACAGCGACATCGATCGTACCGAACTTGGTAAGGAATCGCTGAAGATAGCAAAACTCCACTACAACTATTACCGCATCTTCTCTAACGAGCGTCTATTGCTCAAGAAGATGGAAACTGAGCACAAGCAACTTTACAAAGACAAAGCTGAATGGTTTAACGGAATCATGGAACCAGATCGTCTAAAAGAACTTGGATGGGAACCTAACTATCTAAAGATTATGAAGTCGGAACTACCGATGCATATTGACTCAGAC